GGCTGAAACCAGGTGACTGTTGTATTAGCCGTCGCCAGGAGGATCGCCTGCTCAATATTCCCTGACTGATATTCCCTGAGTAATTTGCCAATAAACATTGTTTGCAGGCTCCTTTTTTGAGGAGATGCTCCACCGCTTTTGAAGCGAACTAATCCTGGGAGAGGGTTAATCAAGCCATAGGGAGGATTCAACCAAACTTTCCCATACCATTCCTTGCTCAGCCCATCATCATCAACGGTATAATATCGCTTCGCCTTGACAATCCGATTGGCCATCTCACATGACGCAGGATCAAGATCAATCCCACCTAAAACTTCCCTGGCTGCCTCAATATAGCAAGCTGGCGTGTACCATTCGTTGTTTGTCTGCGTCACGGGAAAGTCGATGATATCGTCATCCCAGAGCCGTGCTATCACTCATCCTCCTCCTCAAACCATCTGATGCTATACTTGCCACTCTGCTCAAAATGCTCCCTCAACTCACTCATCGTCGTGAACACCACCCCGATGTCGAGACTCACCGTCCCTCTTGGATAGAGCGTTCCCCAACAGGAGTACTTGACGATCTTGTCAGAGCGGCGTAGGCGTGGCGTCTTGGACAGGTCATACTCCATCCAGAACAGACGGGGCAGATCGCGCCGTTTGCCTGATATTCCTCTTGAGGCAAGCACTGGGACGGGCTGATCTGGTGGATCGGGTTGGATAGTGAGACGGTAGGACATCATGCGGCTCCTCTCTGAGGTTGCACACGAGCGAGACGTTGTTGGAGTTGAGAGATATGGTCAGTAGCAGTCATATGTGGGCCTCCAATGGCATCAGCAGCCATTGCAATCGTGTCCACAACGTCGTCATGCTCAGCCATTGGGAACATGAGCAACTCATCCTCCACGATCTGCTTCCATATGGCTGATTTGGGATGATAGATTCTGCCAGCCTCATAAAAGACAGCAGCAGTACTGGCCCGTGACACCTTATCCTTCACCGGCTTGTACTCACGAACGGGAATGCCTTGCCGCAAAAGCTGCTGTAGGATGGCAAGCTGGTATGCGACCGACTCAATGAGTATATAGATTGGCTGATAACGTTGGTAGAGGAGTTGGATCTGTTTTTGCTGCTCAGGATTATCAAAGTGTTCTCGAATACAGTCAATGAGCAGTAATTCACGATCAGGGGTAAGCCTCCACACCGACATCACAGTATAGTCAGCCGTTTGTTTCTGACTGATGGCCAAGTCAACAGTGATGAACGTGTGGCACTTCTCAACAAGGACCCGTTTGACCCTTTCAGGTTGTTCTAGTTCGTAGTGGGAATCTGCCTCAGTAAAGTAGCGGAACCAAGAACTTTTGAACACAGCACCGCCAGCCGGAGCGGGGAGCTGCTGATATTGTGCCGCAAAACCCAAGCTACCAAGATCACGCTTTAGCCCTTCAAGTGTCTCAACGCTAAAGCGCTCAGGCCAGAGTAACTCCCCTTCTACACTCCGAGGATCAGACCAGATGGGAGTTACACAACGCCGTGAAGGTTCGTAGTAGGCTGGAAGGATAAGCGCCGTCCAGTCTGGACGCTCTTTGAGAATGTATCCACAGACATCATTCTCGTGAATACGCTGCCCGACCACAATCATACGATCCTTATTGGCATCATTGAGCCTATTACTCCAGACCTCACGAAACCAGATGATCGCCGATTCACGCTCAACATCCGAATGAGCCTCACTTGCATTATGCGCGTCGTCAATGATGAGGTATGACCCCCCGTGTCCGGTGACTCCACCAGTGACTGAAATAGCCATTTGTGAACCAGATGCAGTATTTTCATAATAATACTTTGCATTCTGGTCGGGACGCAGTTGTACTTGTGTCCCATAGCGTGTTTGGAACCACGGGTCTTCGATGATCCGACGAACACGCAGGTTATCGCGCAAGGAGAGGCCAAGATTATAGGAAGCTGCTAGGATGCGCTCTGTAGGGTTGATCGTCCACAACCAAGCACGGAATGCTACAAGAAAGGAGCTTTTCGTGTGACGTGGAGGAATATTCACCATGAGCTTACGGATATCCCCACGTACCAGGGCCATAAAGTGCTCGACCAGGGCGTCCAGCACCCATCCATCGACAAAGGGAGCAGGCTCCATGAGGGGCCACACGCCCCTCATGAACTGCCTCAATGAACGCCTACACTCTTCAGCATCCACTTGTAAGAGTAAGGCATCAAGATCATCCTGTATTTGAGCCGGTGGGTTCACGGCTCTTGCTGTGCTTTTGCTTCTACCAACCATGCTTTGAATTGGGCTAACTGCTCCTTCGAGAGGAGTCGTAACTCATCAGATAGATCAGACTTGACCGATCCCGATACATTCGCATTCATCTCGATGTGTTGCTTCTCACGAAACTCAGGGAGCCGGGCCTTGAGAAGCAGTTCTAGGAGCCGATCTGACTTCTCACGATACGTCACAGGGTTGCCATCGGGACCGCGAACCACCTCACCTCGTGAAATATAGTAGCGTTCCTCGCCTTGCACAGCTCGGTGCCACGCCTCACCGAAAAGTAACCAGTTCGCCTGTGTATTGGCTTCCTTGAAGCGTATGCTGAACTGAAGATCATGCTCAGCCCACTGATAGACCGTTGAAGGATGAATACCAGCATGCATACACGCCGCACGCACGTTAGCCGTATTCTCCATCGCTTTGAGGAAAGCCTCCTGAGCTTTTCCTCGCTCCTCTTTCGTCATGCGTTGCCCACGTCTACGCGCACGCGTGTATGGTGTCGATGTGTCGTTGTGTTCGCTCATTTCTCCTCCTCCTCTTGTCCATGAGTCTGTTGCCAATCTTCTAGTAATCCCCGTAGATGTGGACTTTTGACTTCATCTGCCACTTGCACCAGTTCCATGCCGTACTCATTGACTGCTGGTAACTGTGAGAGATCAATACCGGGCTTGAGCCTTAAAGGAGTATCAAAACGTTTCCAGCTATCTTTGATGACATGCTGAGGACGTTGGAACCGTCGTTTTGTTTCAACAACACCAGGCCACATGCGCTCTAGTGAGCGTGCCATCTTTAATCGTCCATCACCCTGATAAAGTTCAGCCGTATTGCCACCTTTCATCTTTAACGTTGTTTGTTTTTCTGCAAGAAAGGTGTTAAGAAGTACCGTACACCATTCACCTGTTGAGAGAATTTGTAAGCAGAGGTCTGTGTCTTCGTTATAGCGACCACGCCAGCGAAAGGAGAGGGAGTTAAGGAGAAGAATGCAGGAGTAGACTCGACAATTCACGACGAATGGTTTCACCCGATTGTGATCTGGCACAAACTTATAATAATTGAGTCCAGATATCCCGATATTTTCATAGCGATCTGTGAAGTCTTCCGCAACTCGGAGCGCGAGTCCAGGCTCACAATAGCATCGTATTCCTCGATAGCGTCGGAAAAAGGCACGGATATTATCATCGAGGATCCAATGCCGCTCTCTACCAGAGGCTTTTGCATGTTCCCAAACAAAGTTACGAGCAGGGATACTCCCAAGCCCCAAGTTAGAAAAGGGGAGGATGAGAAGTCGCTCACGTCCAAACTGTGCTGCGTAAGCATCTGCCTCTTGCGGCTCAATAACAAGGTAAAATGGCACTTCATATGTAACCAGGCACTTAGCAGTTAAACAGTTATTGAAGCGCCCTTTACTTATGATATAGACAGGATAGCGAGGGAAAACACGATCAGCCATCTTTCCCCCCCCCTTGAGAAACAAAGCGGAGAGAGGTATTATCATTATCTCCCCGCATAGGCCACCAGATAGACTTCTCTACTCCTTTTGTGCCAATCTTACTTATGTCAAGGTGAAGCAATCGGCAGAACTCTTTCCGATCTTCTTCAGTAGCAAAGTTCACGATGATTTGAATGCGATTTTCACCCATGTCATACTCAGGTAAACCCACCCACTCTGCCGCCTCATCCATATCTGCAATCTCCGATGCAGGTCTACTCACCATCACCAGATTAGCTAGCATCATCTCATCATAGCCAGTACCGAGTAACTCATCAACGTCTTTCAATTCACGAAGGAGTTCTGTGAGTGCTCGGTCATCTACTTCTGCGAGGTGACTAATCTCATTATCCCCAATGAGTAACTTGAGGGCACGTGGATCATCCCTCTCATAGTCAGTGCGAATCGCTGGCACTTTTTTATAGCCAAGCCTGCGTGCTGCGGTAACAACACGATGCCCAGCGAGGATCGTTGTCCCATCCTGACAAAGAACGATATTGCGATAGAACCCATGGGTGCGAATACTCTCCATGAGATGCTCAATCTCTTCTTCAGTATCCGCACGATAATTGCGTGGATGCGATTGAAGCTGGTCAAGATCAACAAGCTCAGTCGGGAATGTATGATGATCAGTCAACTCGACTGAGTTCCCTCTCTCTTCCATAGGCGTCTCTCTTTTCCTCATGTTTGCCTCGCTCTTCCTCTCGCAGCATTTGATTCGTACTAGGCCAGTGCCAGAGACACGTCATTGAGCAGAAATCCAACTGTTCTACATGTTGTGTCTCTTCTTTCCATGCCAGTTGCAACCATCCTGCGGGTCTCTCAGTCAAAGAGAGTGGCTCACTGTCAAGACGTAGTGTTGCATGACAGGTCTCACATTGAATAGCGGTAATGATACTCACTCCTCTTGCCGCTCCTTCGCCATCGACAAGAACACCTGAGTCAGCCCGTGATACGTGCTCAAGGTAGCAAACGCCACGTCCATGTCCTGCTTCAACTGCTCGATCTGCTCCACCACCTTCTGCCTGATCGGAGTCTCCTCCTCCGAGAGCAGATACATCCATCGAATCATGGCAAGCAACCCGCTATGATCCTGCCATCGGTCTTGCAACTGCGCCACAACAGGCTTGCCTGCCTCAAACGTACCTCGCATTTTGCTAGCGAGCGTCTGGATAGCCACGTCATTCATACGTTTGCCCCTTCTCGTAACTGCGTATAAAATGCAATATCCTCTTGCGATAAATACTCATCCATATTCACTTCCTCCCACCCAGGTGGACCATAAGAGAAATCACTGGTCACATTCCCGCCATGCCTCACACACACATAGAGCGTCGGATCATCCACCGCCACAAGCCGTGCACCGTGCTTGAGCAGTCGGTGCAAGAACCACGCATCTTCGCCTCTGCTCATGTTCGGATACCAGACCGTCTCACGTGCGACTTTGGCCGAATACATGAGTGTGCCACATTTCACGCCATGCGGAAACAGACGGGCGTGCAGTTCATCGGAGCAACGCCAGAGTCGTCCCTGTTGCACGTCCAGCACGAGTCTCATGGTGAGGCCAACCACATCGGCCTCCCCTCGAATGATCGGTTCAGCTTGTCGGGCAAGGCGCTCAGGGGCAAAGTAGTCATCGTCATCGAAAAAGCAAATAATCTCCCCTTGTGCAACAGAACAGGCCAGATTGCGTTTTGCGCCGATGGTCACGTCCACATCGCTCATGATCTGGACGTACTGAACATTCTCACTGTAAAGAACTGCCTCGCAACTGCCAGCCCAAGCAGGAGAGTCATCGACAATCACCAGTTCAGTCGGTGTATAGGTCTGCTTCTGGAACAACCTGGTCGCCTGCGGAAGAAAGGCGCGTCTCTTCGCGTATGTTGGCATTATGCATGAGATAAGTGGGAACGTCATGCAACACCTCCTGGCAAGATACCAAGAAAACGGGCCAGATCATTCGGGCTGACTTCGTAGGGGTCTAAATCCTCTGCACCTGGTACGCCAACGGCTTGTAGATACCGACAGGCTAGATCACTACAGTCAAAATGTCCTCGCTCCACGACTTTGAGTGTCAATCCAGGAATGAGAAACTTGAACCCCTGAAACACAATGTCCCACCAGCCATACGCCTTCCCTGCTTGCTGCACGAGCCACAACATCCCTGCCCTCACGTTCGCCTCACTCTTCACATACTGTCGTATATCCACACGGGTGTACGCGCTTGGGATCGAAGGGATTGGCACCTTTGCGATGCCATGAGGGAACGCAGCGATGGTCATGCCATTGTCGATCACGACGGACACATGGACATACGGGCCGCGAGTGGCAAAGCAGATGAGCTTTTCGTACCATGTGCCTGATGAGCGAAAAAGCAAGAGATCACCAGGGACAAGAGGAGACGGTGGTGGTTGTTCATTGTTCAGCATGCCATGCCCTTCCATTAGACACTCACCTCCTCTGGACTCGGTGCTACTTCCCAGTCTAGCCCTTCGACACGGAAAGTCACATGCCCCTCTAGGTAGGCCGCTACACGAGCCTCTGCTACGGCCCAGGTGCGTTGCTTATGCTGATGGCAGGAAAAGCAGGAGGGAACAACATTGCCTTTTACCAATC